CTTAACCCACTGAAAGAATTTTCAACATCTTTTCCGTTTACCTTTAAAACTATTGTTGTAGATACATTCTTTGCCATGTCCAATCTTTAATTCCCAAAGATTGTTTTTTTCAAGCTCTCTCCAAAGGACAAAAAAAACGGACTGAAAAATCAGTCCGCAATTGTTCAAGTATGTGAGTGTTATGAATGTTTCATTATATTTTTCATACCTCTAAATTAAGTAATTATTTTCATTTAGCAAAATGCGAAAGTGGAAATATAAGCTCTTCAGCGAAATTCTTCGCTCTGAGTTCTGCTACATTCTGAGAAACAAAATCTACCACACCGCTTTGTTTGATAGCATCTCCTATGAATGGCTGGGCTCTCATCTCCATATCGTGGGCATCATAGTGGTATGAATTCCCCAATTTGGATTTCCTAAACCCACCAGCACGCAAACTATTGACACCATAGTGCTGGACAAAGCCGTGCCGAGCCATACGAATAACCAGCCTGCGCAAGAAAATCTGCTGGTTTCCGTCTTTCTTCCTGCCGTATTTTTTTACATAGGATTTAGCAGAAGCCTGTTTTAGGCTCGGTTCATCTTCTTTTTTTCCATTGTAGTGGTCCGCAAAAGAATTGGTTTTATTACGAATAGCGCCAGTGAGCATCTGCTCTGCTTTTTGTGCGATTTCTAATTCATCTCTGTATTCCATATTCCAAATTTACAACAAAAAAAAACGCCCAGCAATAGTCTTCATTCTATTACTGGGCGGAAGTTTATACTCCGTTTTTCTTTTCAAAGACCACCCATTTGAATACTCGGTCTACTTCGACTCTATCGTATTCAGCAGGAATGCCTTTTTCTTTATCTCCTTCAAAGATACATACCTGTCCGTAGATAATTTCCAACTCTTGGTAAAAACCCATATCCGTCATGCATTCATAGATATCATGCTCGCTGATAGGCTTTGAAGGAATTACCCCCCCCACCATTTCTAGGATCCTCTTGGTGGAGAGATAGGTTTTCTCCTCCTCCTCGCCTATGTTTCTGTAATACCGCAGAAACAGCTCTTTTATCTTTTCTTTGTAATCTTCCATAAGTTATACTATGTATTTTTCATGAAAGTTTTTTAACATATTCTTGTAGGCTTTAGCAATAGAACTGCCCCAAGCGTGAGCTCTCTGCTCCTCATTCTGGAATCCGCAGTAGTAGCATCCTCCTACCAACTTCATCTGTAGACTTCCTCCGAAAACTTCCGCAAAATCTACGGGCTCTATTAGATTTTTTTTCACTCTTCTAAGCACTCTGCTACTACGCTTCACAGGTTGTGCAATTGTTGTTTTGCTTCGCATTTTATAAAAATTTAAATTAAATTCCCTTTAAAACCACGAAAACAAAAAAAACCTTGACTTTCGTGGGTCGCGAAACAAAACAAGACACAAGGGAATTGTACCACTACTTATCAAGGCTAAGCCTATATTAAAATTAAAATTAAATGGGATTTTATGAAGACTCTCCCTTGTCTCTTATTTTATTTCGCTGATGCAAATATACAAATGATTTTTTATTATACAATATCATAAATTAAAAATTTCTAAAAATCTTTTTTCGTCAATAGTTTCTATTCCTAATTCAGTTATTTTTTCTAACTTTTTCGGTCCAGCATCTTCTCCTATTATTACATAATCTGTTCGTTTTGAAATAGCAGAATTCACATCTGCTCCGACTTCATATAGCAGTTTAGCCATTTCTTCTCTTAAAGGAAATTTGTCAAAAGAACCTGTAATAACTACTTTTTTCTGATAAAAAAAATGAGAAGTATCTTCTATATCTGTTTTCATTTTTTTTAAGTCTGGAGAGATTTTTTTTGCAGAATTCATTGTTATCAATTCTTCATAATCTACACCAGGCATAGTTCCCTTTCGTCTATTGCGATTTTCTGTTTTGTCAGATGGAATGTTTCCTATGAGTTTGATTGCAAACCTCAAACCTTGTTCTACAAAAAGTGGTTTATATTTTTCAAATAATTTATTATCACTATCTTCATTATAATAGCAAAGTAAATACATCCCTAAAACAGAAACTTCATCTTCAAAAAATGATTTTTCAAATCCTTTTTTGAAACCATCTCTTTTGGATATCCTTTCTATTTTTTGAATAAGAATATCCAATTCATTCATAGAAATATTAAATATTCCACAAACTTCCCCTTTTAAAAACAAATGATAATCAGTTCTTTTGATATCATCATAAAAACCTAAACCGAGAATTTTATTGAAATCCTCATTAGATGGATAAAAATCTTTCATATCAGCACAAATTTTTCTTCAGCCACAAAGATAATAAAAAATCCCCGCTGGTGCAGGGAGTGGTTAAAGTAGTGTTGTCCATTTCTTGATGATTGCGTCCTCTCGTTTAAGTCTATTTTTAAATAAAATTTGGTCTTTTGTGTAATTAAATTCAAAATCTCTACTCCAAGTTATATTACCTTCCCAATCGCAAAGCAAAATTCTTTTTACCATATACTTGTTTGCTCCAATATCATCCGTATCTCCAAATCTGCTCCATTGGTATTCAAAAACCTTCTTTAACTCTGAGTGTATAGAACTCAACAAGAAGTCTTTATACTCTTTCCAAGTCTTGAAATTCTCTGGAAGTTCCTTAATAGAATATATTAGATTTTCTTTACCGTAGATAGCAGCCGTATGAACACCTTGTAGTCTTTCTTCTAATTTGTCATAGGTTTCAGGTTCTAACTCCTGCAGGTCTGTGAGGCATCGGAAAGCTTTCTCATGAACCAAGTTGGACACACGGAAAGTTCGCAGGTCTCCTCCAAGCATATACATTTTATCGTAGATTTTATTGTATTTCAAATTGTTTTCCACGAGATATTTCCATACATCGGTATATTTCCAGTCAATGATAGGATAGGCTTTGTGAGGCTCATTTTTACGGCGTAACCAAAACAGTTCGGAGTCCTCCCCAAACATAACAAAGCGCCTGTCTGGACTTTCTTATGCTCTTAATCCAATGATGGATACACAAGAGCCTTCCAATTTCCTTAAATTCTGTCCTACCCAAAGATTGAACTTGTGGAATCTCTTTGGATACTTCTTGTCTATCTTATGAATAGCCAAAGGGTGTTTTTCTCTTACCCATTTCTCGCCCTCTCCCCAAGCCCACAGGAACAGCTGTTGCTGACTTGCAGCATTGGTCATAAAGATAGGCACCTGATACCACATTGGAATAACATTAGGCTGACTCATAGCCCATTCTACAAGGTCTATCGTTCCCTGATACTCTGCTTCTTGGTCTTGGAAATAAAGAATAAACTTTCTGTTTCTTTTGATTGCTTCGGCATTTATCAAGTGAAATAATGCCGTGCTGTCTTTCCCTCCTGAAAAAGAAAGGGAAATATTATCATACATGTCAAACAGCAGTGATATACGCTTACGAACTGCTGTCAATACATCTTCTATTCCTCTGATTGCTGTTCTTCCCATTAATCTAAATTTTCTGGCACATCCTCTCCTGCCTCTACTATTTGTCTTTCAATAGAATAAGGAACGCCTTTGATTTCTGATGCTATCCCTTTCAGTCCAATAAGTCTTTGGACTTCCTCCAAGGTCATTCCAAGTTCTTTCATTATCTTAATCTCATCCCAGCCAGCCTTGAGCATTGCTACAAGGTTCGCCTGTAATTCTACTTCGTGTTTCCCCCTTGCTCTATTGTGGCGAATAGTAGATGCCATTCGGTCAGAAATAGGTTTGTCAATCACAGAAACAGGAATCATTCCGTTTTCCCTCTTAAATATATCCTTGTGCGTAAGCATAATAGTGTATCTATGGAATCCATCCACGATGATATATTTGTCTTTTTCTTCATCGTAAAAACAAACAATAGGCATGGTGTATCCATCAGCTTTTATGGACTGATAGAGTAAGTCCATTTCTCTCTTCGCCACATGGTTAGGGTTGTAATCGTTAGCTTCTATCTTATCCAGCGCTACAGCTATTACATTATAGACTGGGCTTTTAAATTCCTTTTTCATATTATTTTATTTAAATCATTTTTACTTATTTTCTTTAAATACTCTGCTGTTCCGATTTTCTTCTTGTTATTTTCAAACATCAATTTTTCAAGCCCTACATTTCCAATTAACCGAAGATAACGGCAGTCGTTTTCTTGTCCTGTGCGATAGTTTCGGTGCTGGGACTGCACCACATCTCCCCAGTCAAAAGTTTGGTCAAAATAGACAGTGTAAGGTCTATCTTGTAGGTTTAACCCTAAACTTCCTGTCTTATAATTCAGCACCAGCGCTTTTGGAAATGCTTTCTTGCAGAGTTCTGTGCTGGCGATATACTTGCAGAATATGATTGTTTTCGCTTCGTCTTTTATCCATTCTTTTGTGAGCTTTACTTTTTCCTCATTACAGCAGTAGCCGTGCTGCATCTTCTGGGTCATTTCAAGGAAAATATTATTGTTCATTGCCAGCAGTTTTTCGTTATCAAGATATTTTTCTTTCAAGAATTGGTATTCCTGCTTCTCTTCATCGGACAAGGAATAGTTTTTTGTTTCAAAAATCTGCTCCACATTCAGCTCCAAGTCGCACTCATAGACATACTCCCCAATTAGCGAATATAGATAATCTATGTTTTCGTATCCAGTAATAAACTCCTTGGAATATTGTTTGTATCCACCAAATCGCTTGGTAATTGTGGTATATTTACAGAAAGTGTTTTTAAACTCATCCTGCCTCATATGGAGGATTTCAGGGTCAAGAAATTCAAACTGCGCCCAAATATCCAGCAGGTCTTTGGTTATCGGTTCGCCATTGAGAATCAATTTAAATTCTGCCATTCTGGACAATTCCAGTAGTCTTTTGGTTCTCTTGGCTTCGGCATTCTTTATTTTGATGCTTTCATCCACAATAAGAAAACACTTTTGTGACTGCTCCATTTTCTTGTATAAATCCAAATACTGCCTGTCTGAGGACTGTATGGTTTCTACACCGATGAAAATCACATTATCAGCACGGAAACCTCCCCACTTATTCACTTCATCAATAACAGAACAGGTGCTGTCATCCAGTGGTTTTATCGTCCGAAGCGGAGCAATCCATACCACTAAATCTAAATCAGGAACAGCATTGACAAGTTCCAAGGCAACCCGTGTTTTTCCTGTCCCCATTTTCATAAACAAAGCACCTACTTTGTTTTCAATCAATTTGGCAAACGCTTGGCTTTGTTTCGGCAGGAGTTTCATTTTTTCAGTCTTTTTATTGAATTAGACTTCACAGGTTCTATTCTTTCTGGAACATACTCTGTGATGGTTATATTTGGCAGCATTTGCAGTGTTTCGCTGTCAAAGAATGCCTCTTTTTTCGTGGAATACTGCAAACTTTTTCTTTCTAAAATCCAAGCAGAAACCCAATAGGCGTCTGATTTTGATACGCTGTAATCTTCACCGAATACCTGTGACTTTGGAATAAGTGCTTCAGAACCATCAAAGGCAACCGCCTTATAACACTTTTCGGAAATCTCAGTAAGGCTTTTCAGCCTTACCGAGTAACATTTTACTTTCATTATTTTCTCAATTCTTCGATTAACTCATCGTAATTATATCTGTACTTTAAAGGCTCTCCAAATTCTTCCGCTCTGTCTTCATCCGCTGATTTAAGCGTTTCGAGATGATTAGCTACTTGTTTTGAGCATCTTTTGATTATTTCTTCAATTGTAGTGTCTTCATTGATTCCGATAAAAATTTCGAAAAGAGGAGAGTCTATATCATATCCAAATCCTGTTGCCATTTTCATCCATCCGAACCCTCCATTTATTGTTTTTTTGTTTTCTATTCTTACTCTAAAATCTCCAAGAAATGCAAATTTTTCATTTAAGATTTCAATTGCTGTGTTCATTTTTTCTATTGTTTCCATTTTTGTTTGATTTTAATTGTTATACTTTGTTTTAATTTTCTTATGCAAATATAATACTTTATTGAAATACAAAGCAAATAAAATTATACTTTATTTTAATATTTTCGTGTAACTCATTGATAATAAAAGTGATTATTTTTAATTGCATTATAATACAATATTGTATTGTTTTACTTTATAATAAAGTATTATATTTGCATCATTAAAATAATCATTATGAAATTACTTTTTAAAGAAGTAGCCAAAAGAAAAAATATAGAATTAGGTAAGGTTGCTGAAAAAATAGGTATTAGTTACCCATCACTTTTTAAAAGAATGAACAATAATCCTAAATTTAGTTCTATACAAGAAATAGCAAATGCTATTGGCTGTGAAATTCATGAACTCATAGAAACATCCGAAGAATACGCACACTTCTACGATGACAAAACAGGCGAATGGTTAGGAATCAGAAAAAAATAAATTATGAAAATCGCAGAAATAAAAATGCCAAAGTTTCTTTTGGCAGAAGAACCGCAGGATAGAGTATTTAAGTATATCTATTCTCCACATTATCTGTCTTTGGTGTTGATTATTCCAGAGGAAATAGCCACAGTAACACTTAACAAGAACAACTTAAATAAACCTCGTAAAACTTACCGATATGGGAGCGAGGTATTTGAGCTTGTATTGGTTCAAAACAATGTAGAAGCCACAGGAGGTGCTATGTCTCCCATAATATCCGAAACAGAGTTCTTGGATGAAGCGTGGGAGTGGTATGCTGATTATCTAAGATGGGAAGACAATAATATAGACAATGAGACAAGGTCTAATCTTAATTGAAAAAAAACACGATTTTTTTCCAAATCAAAAATAACATGGAAAAAAACAGCGAGAATTTGCCACATTCTCGCTGTTTTTATTTAGCACACTTTATCTACATCGCTCCAGTCATCAGCATCAAGTTTCAGCGACTGAATGTTCTTCAGCTGGAAACTCACTTCTACCCCGAAGAGCCTGCTCACATCCAGTTCCACAGGGCGGACTTCTACGCTGTTTTTTACAAACGCACCATAAAGGAAATGTTCGGGTTTATTGGCATCAAAGCGCATTCGTGATGCTACTTTCAAAGCCAGTTTTTCTGCCTTGTCTATCGCCTCGTATTGTTTCTCGTAATCATCTGCTGGAGCATCCAGAAGAATAGCGAAACTCAGATTTCGCACCGCTGATGAAGTCGCCATCTGCTCCCCCTCAATCCCAAAATTATAATTAAAAAGAGCCAAGCACGGAAACTGAATTCCTCTGGAACTCTGCTCTTTGTTTCTTAATTCTCTTGAAAAATAACCAATAAAATCCTCCAAGAATTCAGATTTTTCCACGATTTGGTTAAAGTAATTCTTTAACTCTAAATAAGATGTTCCTCTCATTATGCTTTGTTTTTCAGTTTATGAATTTTATTACTTTCCAAAAATGCATTCATGAAATCATACAGCAGAGTTTTCTGGCACTCGTGCAGGTTCCCCAGCAGGCGGAGTTCATCTGCCGCCATCATCACTACAATTTGAGAAAATGGAGTGAATTTTTTCTTAGAAGCAAATACAGGCTGATCTTCTGAGCGTGGCGTGTCGCTCTTGAAAATGCTCGGATACACCTTGGCAATATACATCCTCACCGACCCGAAGATAAAGCCAATCCGCTCGGCTTCCTTTACATCTATTTTGTCTGTAATTTCAGCAACTTTCGGAAGCAGGTTTTTATCAAATTTTGGTTCTTTGCTCTCGCTCTTCGGGTCCAGCCGATATAATGCAGCCACCAGCTGGCGGAGATACACCTCCTTTTTCTCCGTCTGGTAACGATAGAACAAGGTATCGCAGACAGAAAACTGCTCTATGGTAATATCCCCCATTCTTACGGCAGGTTTTACCAAGCCTTTAATTTCTGGAAAATGATGCAGTTTCGGTTCTTCTGATATGAATTTAAGAGCTGGAGCAAAATTGGAAATCGGTATGTTTTTCAAAACCTTTCTCATCTTGATACGCTCCCAAATACTTCCTTTTTTCATCAAAAGAATCTGCACTATCTGCATATACTGCTCGGTAAAATCTTCCGTATCTGTATGGCTGATGATATGGATAATCTCTCTTTGCTGGTAATCCGTAAGCTCCTCCCAGCAGTCTGGAACGCTGATTTGATTCATTTTTTACTAAAATTTTTCCCACTGGAAATGCATCCAGTCGTAGTTTTTCTCCCTTCCGAGCGAAATAAAGCCGTGTTTGTAAAAAATATCAATCATTGCTTTGTATTCTGGTCGGGCAAAACGGGCTGTTCTTGCTGTTTCTTTCAGCTGATTTCTTTCAGGGTCAAGGTCAATGGCAAGTCCCCAGGAATGCACTGAAAACTCACTGCCCCCACGCATTTTTCGGAAATTAAAACAGCCTCCGAAAATATCAATGCCCAATTCTCTGATTTTATCTGGTCCGTAATGTTTCAGAATATCAGAAAATACGGCTTTCAACGGCTCTGCTATTTCCTTGTGGCAGGTTATTTTTCTGATGGTTTGGCTTTTGTTCCAAGCCAACCGCATAGGATACGGCAGATCTATGGTTACCAAATAACCAGCCCCTGTAGGATTGGGAACCCCGAATCTGTTTCTAAAATGGGATATTGTTTTCATATTTACGGATTTTGGCTTTGTTCTTCTTTTCTTTTTCTTTCGGTTTCTTCGGCATCTCTGCGAGCTTTATCATAGATAGACTTATGAAGCTGCCAGCCTTTGGTTAGCACAAAACCAATTCCAATTCCAATGAAAATAAGCCCTAAGGCATCAAATGTACTCATGTTCTTATTTTTTTAAGGTTAAAATATCTTGTTTCTCAAAAATTCCCAGCACAGACCTCCTGCAGCAAATATTACAAAATAAACCCACCAGCTCTCCCTCCGTTCGGTTTGTTTAGATTTGGTTTCGGTTTTTGCTTTAGTCTGAGTTTCTTTTTCTTTATCGGTGCTAACTGCAACAGTATCTGTTTTATAGGTGTCAGTTTTTTTATTTAACAAATCTTTATTATTATTAAAATCCAGTTTCCCTGTAGTCTTTCCCTTGACTTCTTCACCGTTGTAGAAAAATGAAAATTCCGCAGGTGTATTCCCAATCGGAGTAATACTGAAACTAGAATTCATACTGATACTGCTGTATTCCTCGTGTTCCCTGGTTTGGGAAATTCCCGTGGAATCTTTTTTCTCTCTTTCAGCTTCGTGAATGCTGATTTCTGACTTCTCTTTTTCTAGGACTGCCTTTCGGCTCCCACAGCTTACCATGGACAATAACAGACAAGCAAGCAGGAGCCAGAATCCTATTCTGTAACTGATTTTACTTTTCATCTTTTTTGCTTTTTAGGTCGTCAATATCTCCACTATTGTGGAAGTTTTTTATTTTATCCAAAAGTCCGCTCGGAGGAAATTTTCCCCCAGTAAGAACTGACATGTTTGTAAGTGCAGAAGAACCAGGATAGAGAATAACCATGAGCTGAACCAATACGCTGAAATAACTCTTGAAAAACTCTATCGGCTCCAAAACCTTATTAACAACTGACAAGGTAATAAAGCCCACCAGCAGGATAGATAGTTTGGTAATCAATCCTTTCAGATTTTCCTTGAAAGTGAAATCGTTGTAAACTTTCCAATGAACATAACTGCCTAAAACATGGTCTATCGCTAAAACCACACACAAGCAGAACAGGAAAAATTCACTTTCTACATACCATCCACTAATTCGCTCCGTGAGAGTCAGCGCTGCCGCTGGCGCTAGTGACAACTGTGCTGATGCCAACAACTTCTGCGAAAAACTCCCTTTGTATAACAACACCAGGTTGTCCACAATAAATTCTTTTATATTCATTTTTAAATTATTATTTTTTACTTCAATAAAGCCTTTATATACACTTTCACTGGGTCTCCTATTTCTTCCGCCTTTAATGGAATACCTTTTCTACCTGTGATGGTAGTTATCACTTTCAAACCTTTTATTTGGGTAACTGTGCCGCTACGCTGAATAAGTCTAAACTCCAATATTTCAGCAAAACTTTCTATTCTTGGAAGCTTGTAGATTACTCGGTCATTAGCACCATTCGTTTCTGCTACAACTTCCAAATCATGTGTCCAAGGCAATACAGTATCTACCATAGTATCAGAAATTCCAAGGTTGTATTCAGAAATATGTGGTGTCCAATCCGTTGCTTTTGTTCCTTTTTCTAGCTTGAAATTTCTAATGTCTACTGCTACCCCTTGAACATCAGAAGTAAACGCTACCATCCACGAGCTATCCAAATTAAAGGCTTCCTGTTTTATCCTAGTCCAAACATTCGGAGGAATACTCTGTCCCCAAATTGTAACATTTCCTGTGTGGGAATGCCTAAAATCCATACTTCTAGAGTGAGTTCCTGCAACTATACCCTCCATTTTAAAACCATATACTCCGACAACTTGATGAGATACAGGGGTATACCTCACAAAACTTCCTGTAGCATCACTCATAACAGCAGAAGTTCCTGTGTTTTCACTTGGAGAGGGGTTGTTAGGTGAAAGTAACGGAAGAGCCGTATTTTTAAAAAGATTAGCTCCACCTATAACCATATTACCTGAAGGAGCAGGTGTATTCCCTTTTGGTAGGGCTTTTAGTTTTTCATCTATTTGGGTTTTGGTGTAATAATCCGATGCCTCCAATTTCCCCACTGTCCCAAATTCCAGCATTTTGCTGGTTACATATTCTGCAATTAGCCTGTGCCCTCTTTTATTTGGATGCAAACCATCATAAAAATAGATTCCATGGTTATATTTAGTTATACCTACTTCCCTCATATCTATCCACTTGATACCATACATCTTTGCTATATCAATAATCCTTTCAGCAAGTTTATCAGAATCTTTATTTTGGTCATCTGTAGACCCATCATGGAAAGACCGAAGTGGAGTCATCAATATGATTTGTGACTTTTTATAATAAGGAAGCATATTCTCCAATGCTAACTGATAAGCTTCTGTGAACTTTTTAAGGTTTGGATTATTTACATTAGTAATATCCCCAAGAGAAGTTTTATCTTTAATTTCCCCCAAAGGAACACCAGTAGTAGGCACATTCAGTGCACGCTGGTCATTTGCGCCCATGAAAATGAATATAAAGTCACTATCTTGAGCTACCACTTTTGTCCTAGAAAAAGCAAAGGCGTCGCCATCTATTCCTGTAACTCTAGAACCAGCCCTGCCATCAAGCGTTGCTTTTACTCCTCCTGTAAGACTTAAAAGCTGTGCAGTCCATACATCTTCATAGGCATAACCTTTGGCTGGTGTATATTCGTTATTTGTACTCTCCCCCCACGAAGTAATAGAATCTCCAATAAACGAAATCTTCTTTCCAGCGAGCTTATTATTTACACTAGGTGTTGGAGTTGGAGTTCCTGCTTTGACTTTATCCTCTACTTTTTTTAATGCTTCTTTGGTTGCTTTAGTATCCATTTCAGAAAAAGTCTTTTCAAAACTTTCTCTTAATCTTGCTTCTGTAATTTCTCCATTGTTGTTGTCAGGAAGAAGTTTTTTTATTTCTTCCAATGTAGACACATTACTCATTGTTTCTTTATTTATATTCTAAATCCTTTACTAAATCCTTTGGAGAATCCTCCTACTTGTTTTTTCTCTGCCTCCTCTCCTATTTCTGCGATGCTTCCTGCATATTCATACAGCCCTGTATTGGCTGAGAAAGTGAAATTTACCATGTTATCCTCTTCGAATTTCTTCCCAGAAGTAGCATCTCCACTGGTAAGGTATGCAGCGTTTCTAAGATTCCCCAGAACCCACACTCTGCCATTACTATCCGAGACAAAAAACACCAGCCCAGAATTTCCCGTCTGGGAAAGAAAACCAAGGTTTCTAGGCGTCATTCCTGTCAGCTGAAACGAAAGCTCGCTCATCTGCTTCCATCTCTTTGCGCTGCCAGTGACCTTCTCCGATAGAGAACCTTGGTCTAGATAAACATCCACAGCCTTTAGGCGTTTCCCATGTTTGAGTAAAATATTTCCCTTAGAAATTATCCTGCTGTCTTCGTAACCCTCCGCTTCGGGAAGAACCATTTTTGCAAAGTCCCAAACAGAAGCATAGTAGAGCCTCACCAAAATACCTCCAAACACCTCTGTGCTTGGACAATAATGCAAATCTTCTGTATGTATTTCTGTAATCACAAGAACAAAAATAGCACCCCGCAGGGTGCTAAAAAAAGACATCATATTACAAGAAGAGACCTCCCTTTTTTGCGATGATAGGGACTTTCGGCTGAGAATCTTCCCCGCTCCAGCAAGGGAATTTGTCCCTGTATATACTTAGATAATCCCATATTTGTGTAAGGTAGCGTTCACTTCCCCTGATATGGCGTTCCTGGAATATTCTTTTTTCCTCATCTGTAAGCACTACAGACTTCTGCCACGGCAATTCCTCATACTGCACCACAATGCCTGTGCTGGTAAACAGAAAGCCCTGCTCCGCCGCCGCATCTGCGATAGACTTCTCGATGCAGTATTTCATTATCATACCTCTTAATTCATCATCGCCCAGAAGAACATCTGCTTCACAAGGTTTCATTTTGGAAAGAAGTTCGTCCAAAGCAACACGCATCAAATCTGAAAGTCTCAAATAAACCTCTGGAGAAATTTCTCCGAAATAATATTTCGATGCAGAAAATGGCAGTAGAGAAAAACTTCTCTTGAAAAAAGAAATATTTTGTTTTCCCTCTAAAATATTTAGAGCTTTTTCTAAATAAAAATCTGCCTTTCTGAGCCAACTCAAAGCCAAGTCACGAACATCCCACCAACTGGCGTTCTTGGTCGTTCCCTGCTCATATTGGTTAATTCCATAGTTACTCAGATGAACCTTTATCCTCGGAAACGACAAAACAAAACTGTAATGAAGCCCCGCTATTACCAGATAATGATAAGCCACTGGGCTTGAACTCTTCAGTTCCTCAAAAACATTTTTGTCTACTACAGAGAAAATCTTTCTCTCAAATCCATACTGCCGGTCTATCAATTCAAAATCAAAATTCTTCGGAAAGCTCACCAGCTCTCTGGCTTTCTGTTCTGTTATTTTTTCCATTATTACTATATTTTCCGCACTGATTACGAAACTTTTACTTTTGGTAATTTAATTCTTAACTGCCACTTGTCCATTTGGATTTTTGTCCAAGGTTGTCAGATTGATGTTCGGGAATTTCGCCACAAGGTCTTTGTTCCAGTTATTCCATTTCTGAATTAGTCTGAAAACCCAAAGCGTTCGGGCGTGTTTCCTCGGAAGCCTCGCACAAAGTATCGTCCATGCCTCCCGCTTATCAGAACCAGAACCGCTCAAGTTTTTCCCACCAGGAACACCCGCACCCAAAAGGGCTGGATCTACCCCCATAGAGAACAAAATCTCCGAGTTTCCTGCACTGGCATCGGGCAGAAAATCACCGCCAGCCTGTGTCTGCTTAATTTCCTCAATCTGAATTCCCTTTATGAGCTCTCCCGAATTTTTGTCCCTAAAAAATGGAGAAATCAAACTTTTTCCGCTCCCTTTATTCCCCGTCATCTCTTTATCTATGCTGTTTACCAGCTCTTCTCTGAGTTTGTTTTTCAGCTCGCCGTCGAACTTCGCCCACTCATCCTTTCCATATCTGTGAATAAAGAAATCATCAGCGATATGAATCATATATTTAAAGTTAAACTGCTGTTCAAACATTCGTTTTTTCAGTTCTGGAACAGACAGAACTACATCCATCCAGCCGTTTTTGAACGAAGAATGCCAGCCGACTGATGGATAAACTTTCTCTATCATCAAGGTATTGACAATAGGAACAATGAATTTGCTGATTTTCTTCGCCTTGCAGTAGT